CGGACTCACTAACCGACCCAACAAAAAGAACAGTAGGCGGCTTCTTGCCGACTAGGAAGGAGAAATAAACATGGAGCTAGAAATAAGAAGCGATGTGCCCATACCTACTACAAAGAAGAGCGGCCCTACTTCTAAATACGAGGCGCTGCTAGACATGAAAAAAGGGGATAGCGTAACGCTACCTACCCAGTCCGATGCTAACGCAGCTCAGATGTTTCTTAGTAGGCACGACATGGGCGCAACGATGCGCAAACAAAAAGACGGTACGTACATGCTATGGAGAATTTTTTAATATGAACAAAACTTGGGACGGCAAAAGGTGTGACATGTGCGGCGGCCACAGGGGCAATGGTAGAAAAGAATCTTTGTTCTGCCCAGACTGCAAAGAACAAATGGATAAGTGCAGCATGTTGTGGACGACCGCAAGTGAAACTATAGTTGGTATAAAAAGCGGAAAGTGAAAATTTAGGAGGCATTCATGCAGTATGACCCAGAAGATTTAATTATTGTACGCTGCGACGGCAGCGCAGCCCACGAGTTCCAGACGATGTACGACGCAGATATTGACCACGCCCCCTGCCCATATTGCGACGCTGCCGTGCGAGAGGTAAAAGACTGATGTACGAGTATAACTGCAAGATCGTAAGAGTCGTTGATGGAGATACAGTCGATGTGGATATTGATCTTGGCTTTGATACTTGGAAGTGCGGTGAGCGCATTCGTCTGTATGGTATTGATACTCCAGAGTGCCGGACGCGAAATGCTACGGAGAAGGCTGCCGGATTCTTGGCAAAGGCGTTTGTGGAAGACGTACTGCACGTCGGCGGAATTTACAAACTCACCACGAGAGACAAGGGCAAGTACGGACGATACTTAGGCACCATAAAAATAGAAGGCGAGCTAACCATTAACGCTGCGCTAGTAAGTGAAAACCTAGCCGTGCCTTACAACGGCGAAGGTAAGTACATTACAAAACCCAAGCACGAAGCGAACTATAAGATACTCAAACAACGGGGATTGATTTAAGTGAACATAATAACGGTAGACTTCGAGACGTACTACGACAAACAGTTTAGTCTCTCGAAACTAACAACAGAGCAGTACGTGCGCAGCCCAGAGTTTGAAGTCATCGGGCTTGGCGTGAAGGTCAATGGGGGAGAAACAGATTGGATAAGCGGACCGTTCAATGCGGTCAAAGAGTATTTGCATGATAACTACGATTGGAAAAATTCTGCTGTTCTCGCTCATAACACTATGTTTGATGGCGCTATTCTTAGTTGGCTGTTTGATATTCACCCTAAGTTATACCTTGATACGTTGTGTATGGGCCGTGCGCTCCATGGTACGGAAGTTGGCGGCTCGCTTAAGTACTTGGCTGACATGTATGAGATCGGCGCGAAGGGTACAGAAGTAGGAAACGCCATAGGTAAACGCCGCGCTGACTTCAATGACGAAGAGCTAGAGCGGTACGGCGACTACTGCATACAAGACGTTGAGCTTACCTATCAGTTGTTCGAGATATTCCTAAAAGTATTCCCCAAGAAAGAACTCAAAGTAATCGACATGACCCTGCGTATGTTTATCGACCCGCAGTTAGAGTTGAACGTCGGTAAGCTAGAAGACCACCTAGACACGCTACAAGAACAGAAAGAGAAGCTGCTAGAAGAGTGCGGCATTGGTAAGGACGAACTAATGTCCAACCCGAAGTTTGCTAAGGCACTTGAATCGCTGGGCGTTGTGCCACCAATGAAAACAAGTTTGCGTACGGGCAAGGAGACCTTTGCTTTTGCCAAGAGTGACCAAGAGTTTAAGGCGCTACAGGAACATGAGGATGCGCGAGTACAAGCCCTAGTAGCTGCACGAATAGGTTTGAAGAGCACACTAGAAGAGACCCGCACGGAACGGTTCATCGACATTGGTGTACGAGGCACGCTGCCCGTACCGATACGGTACTACGCTGCACACACAGGCAGGTTCGGCGGTTCTGACAAGATAAACCTACAGAACTTACCATCACGCGGTCCGAATGCAAAGGTATTGAAATCCTGTATTTGCGCCCCCGAAGGCCATACCCTCATCGAAGCTGACTCTGCGCAGATTGAGGCCCGGGTGTTAGCTTGGTTAGCAGGACAAGTTGATCTAGTTAGGGCGTTCGAGAAAGGCGAAGATGTTTACAAGAAGATGGCCGCCACTATCTACAACAAGAAGGTGGAGGAGATCGACGCCTCACAACGTTTCATAGGCAAGACTACAATCCTAGGTGCAGGCTACGGCATGGGCGCCGCTAAGTTCCGCGATCAGCTCAAGGGTATGGGGGTTGAGGTAGACGAGGAAGAATGTAAACGCATCATACGTGTGTACCGCAGTGCCAATGCTGCTATCTCTCAGTTGTGGCGTGACGCACAGAACGCTCTGATGGGTATGTACCAAGGCGAGCGCTACGGTATAGGCAAGGCGGGGGTGTTAAAGACTCTGCCCGAAGCTAACGGTATACGCCTGCCCTCGGGACTCATCATGCGCTACGGTGACCTGAAAGCCGAAGAGGGGGATATGGGGCTACAGTTCTCGTACAAGACCCGTCGAGGTAGGGTGAATATCTATGGCGGTAAGGTGATAGAGAACGTGTGCCAAGGTATTGCCCGATGTGTTATGACAGACCAGATGCTCTTGATTTCAAAGAAGTATCCTATATTACTTACAGTACATGACTCTGTGGTATGCTGTGTCCCAGACAATGAAGTTGACGAAGCTGCGGCTTATGTTGATGAATGTATGCGACACACTCCCGATTGGGCAAAGGGCCTTCCGGTGCGTGGTGACGTGGAAATCGGAAAGAACTACGGAGAAGTCACGGAATGGGTAAACCCACATGGTCCTTTAGTAGCATAAAGACGTTCGACCAATGCCCCAAGAAGTACTACCACACCAAGGTAGCTAAGGATTACAAAGAAGATTTTAATACCGAAGCTATCCTGTATGGCAACGAGTTCCACGAAGCTGCTGAGCACTACGTAAGGGGCGATGTTGAGAAGTTAGACCCAAGGTTTGATTACGCCAAGGCGGCGTTAGACAAGCTCAAGAACATGAAAGGCGAGAAGCTCTGCGAGTATAAGATGGGGCTTACCGAGAACCTTGAACCCTGCGGATTCTTTGACAAGGACGTGTGGTTTAGAGGCGTTTCGGACCTGACGATAATAGATAGAGAAGCCGGTGTAGCTAAGATATTCGACTACAAGACCGGCAAGTCTGCGAAGTATGCGGACAAGGGACAGCTTGAGTTGATGGCACTAGCTACGTTCAAGCACTTCCCCGAGGTAAAGGTAGTAAAGAGCGGGCTGCTTTTTGTGGTGTGTAACGCGTTTATCAAAGAGACGTACACCATCGAGAACGAGCCTGACCTGTGGAAGAAGTGGCTTGGTGAGTACGCTAAGCTAGAGAAAGCGTTTGAGGTAGATACTTGGAACGCAAGGCCAACAGGGCTTTGCCGCGCTTGGTGCGTGGTACTGGAGTGCCCACATAACGGTAAGAGGTGAGACCATGCCGTACAAGAACCCGAAAGACAGACCGAAGCAAACGAACAAACCTAAAGGCAGTCCTGAGTTTGAAGCTCGTATGGAACGCCAACGCGCTCGACGTAAGATGGACAAAGAAGGTGTAGACAAGAACAACAACGGCAAAGCCGACAAGCGCGAAGGCAAAGACGTTAGCCACAAGAAAGCACTTAGCAAAGGCGGCAGCAACAAAGACGGCGTTACAGTAGAAAGCCGCAGCAAGAACCGCGCTAGAAATTACAAAAAGAAAAAGACTACAACTAAAAACTAACCGAAAGGTGAGGATGATGATATACGAAACTGAAGCTGACCGTGCTAACGAGTCTGGCGTGTTTGCCCTACTGTCTAAAAAGTATAATTGTGGGATAGAAACCTGCCCCGCACTTTCTGCAATCGACGGGTATTTACTAAACACCGATGGTAGTAGAGCCGTGGCGGTGGAAATAAAAACCCGCCGTAACCCCCATGACCGATACCCTACCTACATGTTGAGCGCCAACAAACATGAAAACTTAGTGTATATAACTAATCAAGAATCCATACCGGCATTATTGGTGGTTAATTTTACTGATGGTGTGTTCGCCACAAAAATAAAAGACGAGTACACCACAGCAGTGGGTGGTAGATACGATAGGGGGAACCCTAATGATATGGAATCTTGTGTTTACATCCCTATGGGAGAGTTCAAAGAAATATGCAAATAATAGATAACAGAGGTTTGCTTCTGCGGCTTCGTAATCCTGCGAAAATAACAACGGCCATACCGACAAGCAAGGTAGTTGGGGATAACGAGGTACTAGTTAAGTGGGGCGTAGACGAAGCCCGAGTACTTAGGAACTTAAACGTAAAGGACGTACCGTCACCTATTCTGGGTAAGTACGATTGGCCCGGGCGCTATAAACCTTTCGACCACCAAAAGACAACCGCTTCGTTTCTTACCATGAACCCCCGAGCCTTCTGCTTTAACGAGCAGGGCACAGGTAAAACAGCTTCTGCTATATGGGCGGCTGACTTCCTAATGAAGCAAGGCAAGATAAACCGCGTGCTTATCATTTGCCCCCTGTCCATCATGGACTCAGCTTGGCGTAACGACCTGTTTAGTTTTGCCATGCACCGTACTGTAGACATAGCGCACGGCGCTAAGAAGAAACGCCAAGAGATTATAGGTAGTGATACTGAGTTCGTCATCATCAACTACGACGGTGTAGAGATAGTAAAAGATGATATAGCTAACGGCGGCTTCGACCTGATTATTGTGGACGAGGCAACACACTACAAGAACGCACAATCTAAGCGGTGGAAAGTACTGGCTAGCATTATGACGGGCGACACTTGGCTCTGGATGATGACGGGTACACCTGCCGCACAGTCACCGGTTGACGCATACGGACTAGCCAAACTAGTTAATCCTAAAGAGGTGCCTAGGTTCTTCGGCGCGTTTCGTGAGTTAGTAATGCACAAGGTGACGCAGTTCAAGTGGGCACCGAAACCCAACGCCACCGAGATAGTCTACAACGCCCTACAACCTGCAATACGTTTCACTAAGGAGCAATGTCTCGACCTGCCTGAGATGACTTACGTTAAACGTGAGGTAGAGCTGACCGCACAGCAAAAGAAGTTCTACGAAATACTACGCAAGCAGATGATGACTACTGCGGGTGGGGAACAAATAACTGCGGCTAACGCTGCCGTGAACATGAACAAACTCTTACAGATTTCATGTGGTGCGGTCTATAGCGATACTGGAGAGACAGTAGAGTTCGATGTTAAGAACCGGTACAAGGTACTGCGTGAGGTTATCGACGAGTCTAGCCAGAAGGTACTTATCTTCGTGCCGTTCAAGCATGTCATTGGAATCCTTAAAGAAAAGCTAGACAAAGAAGGTATAACCAACGCTGTGATAAACGGAGATGTCAGCGCCAATAAACGTACTGCCATCTTCAAAGAGTTCCAAGACACCGACGACCCCCGCGTACTTATCATACAACCGCAAGCTGCTGCGCATGGCGTGACTCTTACTGCGGCGAATACGATCGTATGGTGGGGGCCAACCTCTTCGCTTGAGACCTACGCACAGGCTAACGCTCGCGTACACCGCTCAGGACAGAAGCACCCTTGTACCGTAGTTCAGTTGCAAGGCTCCCCCGTAGAGAAGCGCATCTACAAGATGCTAGACGACCGAATCAACGTCCATACAAAGATGATTGATTTATACCAAGATATACTTGAACTGTAGTTCAAACTAAATTACACTCAATAAAACAAAACAAAAGTTGGAGATGATGACATGACAGACGCTGTTGTGACGGACCTTGACCGCCTCGTTTCTGTGTACGTTAAGATTCGAGACAAAAAGAACGAGCTGGCTGCTACGTTTGCCGAGCAGGAAAAAGAACTGGACGGTAAGCTAGATAGGATAAAGCAGGCTCTACTAGAACATTGCAAAGCTACTGGAACTGAATCTGTAAAGACCACTTCCGGTACGTTCTGGCGCACTCAAAAGAAAAGATTCTGGACGAGTGACTGGGATGCAATGAACAGGTTTATCGTGGAGAACGAAGCGGTAGACCTATTAGAGAAACGGATTCACCAAGGCAACATGAAGCAGTTTCTTGAAGAAAACCCCGAGGTGTTACCGCCGGGACTAAACGCAGACAGTGAGTATTCTATTACTGTACGGAGGAAGAAATGAGTGAGACAGCAAGTTACGTCCCTGTAGAGGATGTTGCTGAGCATCTTTCTGTGAAAGTGAGCACGATTAGGCAGTGGGTAAGTAAGGGCTTTATACCAAAAAGTACTTATATAAAAGTGGGTTACACGTACCGCTTTAATGTCCCCGCAGTAGTCGAAGCGCTTAAGCAGGACGAGCCGAGTGATGACCACGAAGCAGAAGGACAGATTACCCAACAACTAGAACTAGATTTCAATGAGGAGATGGACCTATGAGCGAATTAGCTTTATTCGATAACATGCCTGCGGAGTACAAAGACCTACTAGCGCAGCTAGAACCCGACAAGAACGCCTCCGGTGGTGGTAGTAAGGGCGGCACTAACCGTCTAAGCATCCGTGGTGGTGTGTTCCGTAAGGTGGTAAACGGGCAGGAAGTGGGCGAGCTTGATGGGCGTTCCATTAACATAGTAATTGTTAAGACTTCACCTGTGTCACGTATGTTCTACGAGGGCCAGTACGTAGCAGGACAGGCTACCGCGCCTTCTTGTTGGTCTGCGGATTCAAGTAGTGGTAAGCCTGCGGATGACGTGCCAAGTGACACGCGCCAATCTACTGCGTGTTTCGATTGCCCGCAGAACGTAAAGGGTTCGGGCCAAGGCCAGTCACGTGCGTGCCGTTTCCAACAACGCGTTGCTGTAATGCTAGCGGATGGAGAAGGCAAGGTGCGCTCTAATGCGGTGTACCAACTCTCTCTACCGGCTACCAGTGTGTTCGGTGACGACAAGAAGAAGATGGGCCTACAGAGCTATGCCCGTTTGCTAGACGCACAGAAGGCACCGCTTGGCGCTATCCTTACTGAACTTAGGTTCGATACCGATAGCTCTACACCAAAGCTGTTATTCAAGCCCGTGCGAATGCTAGAGCACGATGAGCTTGCTATGTCTGTAGAGGCTCAGAAAGATGAGGCGACGCTTAAGTTAGTCACTTTGTCTGTAAAACCAAAACAAGATACTAGCGTTCCACAACTGAGTAGTGATAAAGTTCCAAGCCCTGCCCCAGAAAAGACTTCGCTGTTTGAAAGCAACGACGAGGACGAAGCTGAGGAAGAAGTGGAAGAACCTAAAGTTAAGGTGTCTAAGAAGAAAAAAGACGCACCGGCACCTGAAGCTGATCTGGCTTCCTTGTTAGATGAATTTGATGACTAAAAATAAGCGGGTGCCTTCGGGCACCCGTACTTCCCTTACTACATGGACTAGATGATGGACACCAAACAGTTTTTGAGTACGGTGTTGAGTGAAGATGGTTATTACTGCGTAGCAGGCTTAAAAGACGGCAAGATGGTACGTAAGTCCTTCGAGACTTTAGATGCTGTCGTAGATGTCGCAAACAACTTTGATGTAGAAGAGCGGGACGCATACTTTGCCCCTGCCTCATTTGTTGACGGTGCTAGCACCAAAGGCGAAAACATACACCAGATAAAGTCGCTTTTCTTGGATTTAGATTGCGGCGCCGACAAGCCATACCCTACGCAAACCGAAGCACTAGCAGCACTAAGAGATTTCTATAAAGAGTACAGCCTACCTCGCCCTTTGATCGTTAACTCGGGGCGCGGACTGCATGTGTACTGGCGGCTAGATAAAGCCTACCCGCGTGATGAGTGGCTACCTGTCGCTACCGCGCTCAAGGCAGCATGCCTACAGAACGGGCTTGATATAGACCCTGCGGTAACAAGTGACGCTGCGCGTTTACTGCGCATACCGAACACCCGCAACTTCAAGAACGGCAACCCAATGCCCGTACGGGTGATGATGAAGTCCGACGTGACGACATCCCTAGAAGACTTTGCCGCTAAGCTGCCCACAGACTTGATACCAGTATCCTCCGTTAGAGAGTTCTCTAGTGCGGATAAGTCCGACATGGACAACGCAAAGGGCGGAGAAAGTAAATACACGTACAAGTTTTCTAACATCCTGCTTAAGACTGCGCAGGGTAGTGGTTGTGCGCACATCGACAAAGCCATACGTAAACCGGACGAGCTTACTTACCCAGAGTGGACCCACGCACTGTCTATAGCCAAGCGCTGTGATTCGGATGGTGTGGAAGGTGCTTTGCCTGCGATACATTTAATATCAAAGGGTTACAAAGAGTACAGTGCTGACGAGACGGAAAAGATAGCGTCGTCTATTGAGTTTCCCCACCTATGCACCACGTTTGACAGTGATTGCCCCGGCCTGTGTGAAGGGTGTCCGAACAACGGCAAGATCAAAAGCCCCATCACGCTGTGTCGAGAACTTAAGGTGGCCCAGAGTGACGAGGTAGAAGTACAGGGCTACGCTGAGCCAGAGGAAGAGTTTTACGACGAGAGAGCTGACGAGGTTCCTGCCGATACTCCCGATGCCGAAAGCGTTGACGTACAGGCAAGCACGAAAGAAACCAAACCCGAGAGGGAATCGGTACTAGAAAAGATAAAGATACCTACCTACCCAGACAAGTATTTGCGGCCGGAAGGTGGTGGGGTAGCCAAGGTAATGCACGACAAAGAAGGCAACCGCGAAGAAGTAATAATCTGTCCTGACAACCTGTACTTGAAGAAGCGTATGGCAGACATAGAGGGGCCGTGTTACGAGATAGCCCACACGAGTAAGTACGAAGGAGAGCGTACGTTTATTGCCTCTCAGAAAGAGCTTATGTCTGCTGAGTCGTTCAGGGCTAAATTAAACTCTAACGATGTATTAGTACTGCCTAGCAGTCAGAAGGACCTTATGGAATACGTAGCAGCTTGGATAACCAAACTCAAAGAAGCAGGACCACCGATTCAGGTTAAGTCGCAGTTTGGATGGACAGAGAACTGTAAGTCTTTTGTACTTGGCGACAAAGAGATATTCGCTAACCGCATAGAGCATAACCCCGCAGGATCGCGCACAGCACAGTACGTGCACATGTTCGACAAGAAGGGCAGCCTAGAAGAGTGGAAGAACCTCGCTAAGTTCTACAACAAGCCGGGGTTTGAGCAGCATCAGTATATGTTTGCGCTGTCTTTTGGCTCTCCACTTATGGAGTTTGTCTCCGGTATATCTGGCGGTATCTATAACCTTAACAGTCCAGAAACAGGTATAGGTAAAACCACAGGTATGTGGGGCGGCGCGTCCGTATGGGGCAACCACAAGAAGCTAGTCATAGTAGGTAAGGACACACCCAACTCGGCTTGGAACCGCGCAGAGGTGCTTAAGAACCTGCCCTTGTATATTGACGAGGTGTCTAACTACAAGCCCGAAGCCGCTAGTGATTTCTGTTATGCCATTAGTGACGGCGTGCAAAAGAACAGGATGAGTAACAAGGGCGAGAACGCCGAGCGATTCAGGGGCGAGCCTTGGTCTCTAAACTGCGGCACTACAGGTAACAGCAGCCTCACTGACATCGCAGGGCAGTACCGCGCATCTCCTAAAGGGGAATCAGGACGTGTGGTGGGTAATACCGCTACTAGGCTACTGTACGGCGCTGATGACACCATTAAAGCTAATGACCTTAATGACCAGTTAGCCGAAAACTATGGGCATGCAGGACCGCTGTTCATACAGCACGTCCTCAAGAACATGGCGTCGGTAAAAGAGCTAGTGGCAACAACTCGTACTAATCTAATTAAAGCGCTAAACGCTGAGCCGCAGGAACGTTTCTGGATTGCGCAAGGTGCCACTGTGTATGCGGGTTGTGTCATAGCAAAAGAACTTGGGCTAATAGACTGGGACCTCGACAAGCTATGGAAGTACATACTCAAGCTGATTAAAGCTCAGAGGGCTAACCTCAAGGGTATGGACATGGACATAGAGGACCTAATCTCACAGTTCTACATGGACAACGCCCGTTCAATCCTGCGCATAAACAGCACTGCTAATAACACTGACCCAGAGCTGCAAAACATAATCCCGATAAATATGCAGGACATGCCCAACTATAGGTTCGTAGCGCGCCATGAGTTGGACACGAGTAAGCTGTTCATACGCATACCGCCGTTTAAGCAGTGGCTAGCAGATCGTAAGTACACTTGGAATAGCGTAAAGGCTCTCATATACGCTCGTATGGAGGGCAAAAGTACTAAGAAACGGATGGGTTCCGGCACTAAGATGGATATAGGTGTTACCGCTGTCATAGAGTGCAGGCTAAACATAGACCCTACTGTACAAGCGGAAGACTCAGATGAGGCTGAAGCATAGCGACATATCCCCAGACGGGATACGCATAGTAATAGACTGGGAGAAGTTCGTAGTCGGTACGTCGGTGTTTGTACCCTGTATAAACGTAAGGCAGGCCATGGCCGACATAGCCGACGCTAGCGGCATACCGAAAGCAGACTTAACAAAACGAGTTTGTATTGAGCAGGGTATGTATGGGGTGAGAGTGTGGCGGATACGGTAGGAGCTTGATGGACCTAGATGTAGTTACGTAACTAGACTTTCACTACCACTATTAGTACCATGGCCCTTCATCATCCTCTTTAGTCCAAAGAGTTTTAGCCCCCACTAGTTGGGGGCTTTTTTTATTCCTCGCCCATATCTTCCATGCGTCGTTGGATTATTCGCAGCATAGAGCGTTGCGATGCGGTAATACCACCAAGCTGTCTAGCTATCTCATCTGTAACGCGGTGCTGTCGCATCGAACGCGATAGTGTCTGTCCACTGATCGCCGCAAACGGATTTCTTTGAGAGAACTCCACCATCTCTTGTATCAGCTCGTTGGCAGTATCCGCATCGCCCTCTTTTATCGCCATGTAGTAGTCGCGCATCATGTCGGTACGTTTGGCATTTACCCTTCGCTCTACACCCTTATCTCGGGCATTGACCTCTAACTGCTTTGTGTAGCCCGCAGGAGCCAAGCCTAACGACTGAGCAAACACGTTCCATGGGTTCATGTCTTCCATTATAGGATCGCCGCGCAGAGTAGTAGCACCCTCAGTACCGTAGCGCAGTGCCTTCATGCCGTTGGACAGCGCAGACGGGAGCATTCTCTCAACCCCACGACTCACCTCACCTTCCGATATTAAGCCAATACCATCTTCCATACGGCTGGCTATACCTACAACCGGGCCACCTAAGAATTCCATGGCTTGTAGTATCAGGCTTTCTTGCTCGCGGTTAGGTAGCGAGCGGTACACTAAGTTCGTCATACCGATACGAGGCGCCACATCCACATCAAATACGGCGTTGATCGCACCAGAGTACAGACCCTCACCGAAGTAACTAGCGGCTATGCTATCGAAGTCCTCGTCCTCGTCGCCTAGCAGTATTGCGTTTGCTAGCATTGAAACTACACCGTACAACGGTAGGCCCTGAACACCGGCAAACAGCGCAGAGGAGGCGAACAACCCTACAATCTGCTGTATCGCTTGCTTGCGTTCGTCAGGAGTTTTGGCGCGGTCTATAGCCTGCCTAGCCATCTGGAACTGGAGATAGTACATAGATATACCGAACCGCTTGTACATCATCATCCAGTTGCCCATATTGCTTTGCGCTACGCGGGGGGCGGTTTCGGCCATAGCACCACTATTTGTCAGCTCGGTATCGTCGAGAGCAATCTCAGCGGCTTCTTCGCGGTCTTGTTTTGTTATCTCCCCCTTTTTTGCGCGCTCTCTTAACTCAAGTTTGTACGAAGTTATTGCGGTGACTTGGCGGTTAAACCGCTCGCCTTGGTGGAACATCCAGCCCATGTAGGCGTTAGTAGCTGTCCACGCAGTGTTAGCAGGGTTCTCCATGTCTAAGTTTTCAGACGTAGTGGATATATTCGACTGCCCGCGCGCTTCCATTAGGTCGTTTAGTTCTTTTAGCTCACGTTGTTCTGGAGGGAGGTTAGAAAGGTTAGAGGCGCTAAAGTCTATGTTAGATAAAGACGGGCCTTCAAACACCTCTCTGGTACCTTCGCCGGTAAACGTCTCAGTCCTGCGCTTTGTACCCGTGCTCATAAATAGCTTACGTGCGTCGTTCATAGCCTTCATGGTATCGGTAAACCCATAGCGCCCACCCAAGTACGGCAATACCACGATAGGTAAGTTAGACGCGTTAACTATGACCGACGACACGTTGAAGCCTAGAGTCATACCGAAGCCAGCAGTCTTAAGTGCCTTACTCCAAGTAGCTATCTTAGGGTTACGTGCGAAGTTAATGTAGCCTTGCAACTGCGCTTCGAGTTTCTCCGCCCCCGAGTAGATTTCTGGAGTGGCTTTGTACTCGTTCTTTCTGTCGGTTAGCTCGTTGCTAATTGTACTTAACTTGAAATCATGCTTCAGGTTGACGATCTGATTAGTGAAGTTAGGCATCCGCTCTCTAAACACTTTAAGGGCGTCTGTCTCAAAGCCTCGGGTACCTTGGCGCGGCTTAAACGCGCGTACTAAAGATCGCTCCGGCATGATGTCGAATAGCGAGTCAAGCAGTACGTCTTGGATACTCTGGTCCGCGCCCTTCGCCCGCACATCGGCAAGTAGGTTAAACGCAAACTGCGCATCTACCTGCCCAAAGTTACCGGTTTTGTTGCGCGTATATACTTCTATATTGTCCACGCCTTCCGTGCTTCTTAGCTGCCTTGCGGCTTCTTGTTGGGCGTACTCGGACTGAAACGCTTCTTTATAAGTTTCATTCTGCCCAGTCCTAGGGTCGCGCGCTCTATAAAAAACCCAATGGCTGCCCTTACGGTACAGCGGGAAGTACGGCTCGATGGCTTCTTTTTCTAAGCGCTGAACAAGTAGTTTGTTTCTTATGTTCTCACGCACGTCCGCGTCTTTTATGTCGTCGATACGCTTTTCCATAGTCTTTACAAGAATCTTGTAAACCTCAGAATACGAATCGCGTAGCATACTGTAGGAGTCTTTAACGGCTTTTTGCTGCGCAGGGGTCATGCCTTTCAGCATGTCGTTCATCATATTCCATGCGTCTAGCGCCTCTTCGTCTCCTCTATACTTGCTTTCGGGTTTTGTAGGGTCAACACGAGCAAGCGTACTCTCAGCAGTCCAGTTATTTAGAACCTCTTTTACCTTCTTGTCCTTGCCTATAATCCTTTCAACCGCATCAGCAGTATCTTTGGTCCTGTTGAGGTACTTCTGGCGATCGCCGTTCTTAGTCTGGAGCAGCTTAAACAACTCTTCGGCCTTCTCGGCTAGCCTCGGGTAATTCTTTTGCGCTAGCTTGTACACAGCGTTAAGAGGTAGGAACTGCATTAAGGCGTTCTGCGCCTGACCACCTGCTGTACTGAAAGCGGTAGCTGCAACTGCTATATCTTCTTTGCTTATCTTACCTTTGGCGAACCTACCGGATGCGTTAAGTGTGGCCTTCTCTTCACCTTCAACGGTAGCAGAGTAGAGCTTAGTGGCGTCGCGGGACTCAGGAGCTGGAGAGATAAGTTCTGCAACGAGGGAATCAGCCTTGTCCATAGCGGACTCGATTTTCTTGCTAGGCTGCCCACGGAATCGGCGTACTATATTCTCGACAATGTTCTTGAATCTACTCCACAGACTAATCTTCTCGCCTTTAGGAGTTATACGGCCTAGCTTGGCTTGGAACTCGGGGTTACTGAACGCTTCCGCCACGAACTCATCAAGGTTGGTAGCGCCGTACGCAGTATCCAGCCGGTCTTTAACTGAGTCGAATAGGTTGCGCATTTGCTGCGCAGCAGGGGTGTTCTTCGCTATCTCGTGAGAGGTTACAGCGTGCATAGCCTCGTGGAGCAGGACGTGATTCTTAAGGTCTGCATCTTGGTTTAGCGTAATAGTATCTGTTGCGGGATCGTACTGACCGGCTACTGTCTTGCCTTCGGCGTTAGTAAGCCCACTAACCATAACGACTTTAGTGTTGTCTAAACCTTGTTCTATGGCGGTAGCTACCCGCGCTACGGTCTGGTCAGTACTTTGTGTGAGATCGTTAATGGCCCCACGCAAGTCACCGGCGTCCAACTTGGCCCGAATCTGTTGGGATAGTGGATTGCTAGCCACAGCAATAGCCGCCGCAGGCAGTGGTAGGCCCATGGACTCGCGCATAACGCGTACTGAATCTGACAGGTCTTTACGCGAAGTGGCGCTTAGGTTGGCCTTTACCCACTCTTGGGCCGCTACATTTTCTTTAGTCAGGCCCGTGGACATATCAGCAGCTAGCGCGTCTATGCCTTCTTCTAGGCTCTTTGCGTCTTTAAAGTACTTGCTTACAGGACCTTGTGGGTTGCTGACAACTTCCTCGAATACTCTGGTACTGTCCTCTTCCCGGCTAGCAGATCGTTTAACTTCCGCTTCAGGAGTAGGTTGCGATACAGCTTCTGTTTCTGCTTTTAGTACCTCCGCATCCGTATCACCTTGTTCCGCCGCTACCGCAGCAGCTTCAGTCTCGGCTGTGCTTACTGCTTCTTCTTCTACTACAGAGGCAGCTTCGGGGGCAGGTGCAGGCTCAACAGCAGGCTCGGCAGCTAAAGGATCGGCTATAGGGAAGGGGACTGCACTCCCACTACTTCCTTCTTGTGGTTCTAGTGTCGTTGGCCAAGGGACATCAAGCCTATCCCTATTTGTAGCGCTGTCTTGCTCGGACCAGCGTATCTCGTTTTTTCCTTGTGATCTAAGGCGTACCGGCATTTCTGCTATGCCCATTTCTTTTAGTACGCGAGCGCGATGGCGCCCTTCATGCCCAGTAACTTTGGCTATGCCTTTATTGTCTAGTTCAAAGGTCAAGAAAGGGGTTTCTAGCGGCTCTCCCTTAGCTATCTGCTCGCGTATAAACTCCTCTGACTCCTCACGTGCTTGGCTTTCAGGTAAATCTTCGGCTAAGTTTAGGAACTCGTCTGGACTAATTACCGTCGCCGTTTCACGACTCCTAGGTGCATTGGTTTCTGGAGATGGGGTAAATACAGGCTTAGCAGCAGGTGTAGTAGTTTCGGCAACAGGCTCAGCAACAGGCTCAGGAGCAGGAGCAACAGGTTCAGGGGTAGTAGTTTCGGCAACAGGCTCAGCAACAGGTTCAGGGGCAGCAGGAGCAGCGCGACGAGCAGGACGGGTAGGACGCAAAATACCCCCACGCGGTCCTAGCATCTCAACTTGTTCTTGGGCTTGCGCTTCCGTAGCTTCTATGGCGCGTTGTTCTGCGGCTATTTGCTGGTCGAGGTCCGCACTTTCCATAGCTTGTTGAGCTTGGGGGTCAGCAGGTTCGATAGTAGGTATCTCTAACTGCGCTTGGCCCGGTACTCGTCGGCCAGTAGTTTCAGCGGCTTGCAACGCAGCGCCCATAGCAGTAGGTACATCAGGACGACGGGCGGCTTCCGCTAGCGCAAACTCTTGCGCTCTACGCTCTTCTGCTTCTTCACGGCGAACGTCGCGCTCGATGCCTTCCTCTATGGTCATCTGCTGCGGTGCAGGCCCGGGGCCAGCCGCTACGTCTAATCTAGTATCCGCAAAAACTTCGTCCTGTAGTAAATCACCTATGCGTCTGCGGGTTGCAGGCTTGACGTTTTTATTGCGGGCATACTTTTGCAGCTCGTCGAATACTTCACGTCTCTGTATAGGATCAGATAACTGCTTACCTTCAATGCGCTTGATAATAGGAGCAGTCGGCCTTACGCCTAGCGCTACCAGACCTTCGGCCTGCTGCGCGGGTTCCAGCTCTGGGAACAGTAGTTGTTCCTCAAAGATTCCCTCGTCCCTACGTATTTCTCGGTCTTGGATTTCCCCTACTACACCGGAAAGGGCCTCTTCATCGGCAGCAGCTTCTGCTAGGCGCGCTTGTACTTGCTCGTCAGTAAGTTCTTCGTCGGGTAGGGATTCCGAAGTTACTGGGGCTTGGGGTAGTGCAGCAAGTTCTTCTTCGGTTAAATCGGTAGGGGTAGAGGTGCGAGGGCCACGGTCACGGATGGCAAGTTCAGCAAGGGCGGCGATTAAGCCACCAACACCGGCACCAATACCGAGAGATTCACCCGTACCGATAAACGTACCGGACTCGGGGTCGTAGATATTCTGCGCGATCAGGTTCTGTGCTACTTGGGCCGAGGCTTCCTGTAGACCTTCGCCACCGGCTGCACCACCTACCCTACGAAGCCTAGCTAGTACATCTGTGGCGGGCGCTTCACCAATAGCGTCCTTCAACCCTTTAGCTGCACGGGCAGCACGGATGGTCTTACCTATAGCAAACGGTACTAAAGTCTCGCCAAGGCCGGGAAGCAAACCTGCTGTACCCGCTCGTTTTATTTGTCTCTCGGTAGCACCGGCAGCTTCGGCACGTTGGATGGCCTCACCAGAACCCGCAGCAGCACCAGTAGCAATACCGGCGGCTAAGCCCGGAGCGCCAAGGAATCCCGTGGCAAGGAACGGTAGGGTAGAACCTGCACCACGTACTACATCTAAGTAGGTGCTGTCTTCATAGGCCCGTCCGGGGGCAAGTAAGTCTTGTATCCCACCACCGACTTCGGCAATAGCTTCACGAGCGCCCGGCTCTAACTCATCGCGGAGTATTGGGGTAGCGCCAGTAGCGGCAGCTTCTAGTAGCCCCGCAGCACCAGCTAGTAAACCTTTACCTGTTTCCTTTGCATAACCACCGAACGTGCGTTCTGGCGCCACAGGCTCAGACGGCTTCTCTACATCTACACCACGGCGCTTGAGTTGGTAGGCCGTAGGGGCATAGCGTAGCGCTTCTTCTCTTGACGTGCCTTCAGGTACAAAATAGCGAATGCTTTCCCCCGAAGGGGAGTTAGCCGTAAATAAAGGCATAGTGTCCTACCTATTCAAAACTACCTGAAGTAAAGGAAACCCCGCCGCCTAACCCAACTTCCAAATCGTAGTTGGCAGGCAGTCCGCTCATAATGTTCTTAATTATGGCCATGCGTTGGGTGTCGTAGTCAGAGGCAGAAATATCGCCTTCTCGCTTCGCTTGTTCAAGGGCCATCAGCTCAGGATTAAGCGCCGCATCTTTCTGTACCTGCTTAACTACGTCGGCAATAAACTTACGGCGGTCGCCCGCACGGTCTAGCTGGTCTTTGAACCCTGCCTCAGCAATTATTTTAGCCAACTCATTTTGGTTCTTAGCGACAAGCTCTTCCATACTAGCGTCTATCTCACGCTGTAGATTTACATCTTCACGTTCCAGCGCGATCAGCTTGTCTAGGTCACCAACACGCAGCGCATCTTGGCGTTGCTGTTCTTTAGTAAGGGCTTCCGCTCCACCACCTAAACCGGTTTGTCCTAGTCCTGATAAGTAGGCACGCAGCTTGTCACGCTGTAGGCGCTCAGGAGAGGTAATACCGCCCATAACATCTTCACGTTTCTGGCGTAGCTCTGCAAGTCTATTAGGTTGTATAGCAGCAGTAAGAGCGGCAAGACCGTCACCCGTAGGTTCAGCAGTAGCTTCGTCGTCTATAGTCCTAGGCACCATGTACATTTCTTGGGTAAGGAGCGGGTCAACGGCTGGGGTTTCTACTGCTGCTGGTGGGGGCAGTTCTTCGCCTCGTGCCATCATTACTTCAGCAATCGCGCGTTGAGTACCGACAGACTCTTCAGGGTAAGCGGCAGATACCGCATCAGCCATTTCTTGTTCTGCCATACGCGCTTCGCCCACTGAACCCCCATATGGCAATAGACCGGCTAGAAACTCGGGTACTACTGTAGCGCCGGTTTTAACTGCGTCACCGATCGCCTCAAGTGTCCCGCTAAATATGTTGTAGTCGGGGTCAATACCTAACTCGCGCATTTTATCTTCGCCAGTACCGCCAGCTTGTAGCCCAACAATACCCCCACCTTCAAAGCCTTTGAGGCCGCCAGACTTAATACCGCCTAGGTCGTAGGAGTTAATCTCTTCCTGTATGCGTTGGATTTCGGCATCGGTAGCGCCTGCGGCTTTACGCTTGAGCATGAGGTTCTGTAGCTGTGTAACGCGCTCGCTCTCCGTCATAGGAGGCTGCATTTGCGTATTAGCTTTGTTACCTTCTAAGCGCTGTCGGATGATGTCGTAGCTCTCATCACCTAGGAACGTACGGCCAATCTTTTCCAGCATGCCTTTGTCTTCGACTTCGCCGCCTGCTTGGTAGCCAACAATACCCCCGCCCATCATACCGCCCATATTAGGAGCCGCCTGTGTGGGTAGACCGCGCGCCTGCATGGCACGTTGTCGGTTAAGTGCGAGCTGCTGACCACCTTGCATAGCCTGTTGGGCTACTTCATTTCTAGTCATATCAAGTACTTGCTGCTCGCGCTGATCTTTTACAGTATCCATACGAGGCTGCATTTGGGCCTGCATATTACGCATAGCCGCTTCTTTTTCAGATTTAAGTTTCTGTAAAGCAAGCAAGTCCAGCAGGCTTTGGCTTTGCCCGTAACGCTGCATTAGTTTCTGAGGGTCGGACGAGTACATATCCACACGCTCATTGATCTCAGAGTCTACTCCGTAAGCCATTGTGTGTTACCCCTCGTCCCTATTACCAGTCAGTAAATCTAATATGCTAATTATTTCCGACGCCCCCGCACCAAATTTCTGTAGGGTGCTAGGGTCCGCATACTGAGTTGTGCGCTGCGAGATTGGCAGGTTAGATAGTAGCCCCTGTTGGAACTGTACCTGCTTGAACGGGAAGTCCCGCTCTTCACGGAACTGGCCAATGTCTGCCGCTATGCCTTCGCTTTCTATGCCGCGCTGCGCTGCCCCACCCGTTTGCTGCTCACGTAGTACATCTAAGCCGTAACGTTGGGCTTGACCCGCTGCATCCATCTGGCGCCGCTGTTCTTCGTTGAACTGACGTTGCGCCTGCTCAAATGCAGTCTGGTAGCCCTTGCCTGTAATACCTGCCATGCGATCTAGTAGGCCACGCTGTAATTCAGCCTCGGCAATACCCTGACGAGACCCACCGTAGGCACCTGCTTTACCGTACTGGCTTTGGAGGTTTTGAGCAGCAATCTGGGCTTGGCGGTTCGCCGCATCATACTGAGGCTGAAGTGCGCCTTGTAGGTAGGGTGACATGTATTGCTGTAGTACATTGCCCGAAGCCGGGGTGTAAGTACCGGTTTCCCCCGCTGCCGCTTGGGCCGCCGTAGGCGCTGCGTATCCTGCCCCAGTAAAAGACATAGGGTCGTAAGTAGTCTGCTGCGCTGTGGGCATAGACAGATTAGCAAGTCCTTGAAATGCTTGACCTTGTAGCGCAGACTGCCCCGCAGTAAGAGGCCCCGAGTATGCCGTATACGGCATGTTGGAGAGTGCCTGCCCTTTGCCCAACATGTTAGTCACATAAGGGGCCGCCCAAGAAGACAGTTCCTCCGTAGTTCCTGTTTGTGTGCCTATCGGTAGGTCTAATCCGGCCATTGTTATTGCCTCACGCTAAGTATTTGTTAGGGTCAATTTCTTTGCCCTGTTTGGTAGTACCGGTACGATCTCGACGTATTCGGTCCATCATTGAATATAGTTCTTTTGCTCCGGCGTCGGAGTTGCCATTACCTAAATGACTGACTACATCGGCAGGAATCACAAACTCCCCGTCACTTAGCGCTGCTGGCTGCATGTCGTTGATTGTAGCAGGAATTTGATCTGCCATACCATCTGTTGTACCGCCTAAGTAATACCCGCTTACATTACCGCCTTGGGCGTAGCCTTGCGCTTTTAACGCTGCCTCTACGTCTGCTTCGGTAAGCCCGGGGTAGCGGTCTTGGTATACTTTTACGGCTTGGGATATAGGAAGCGTGCCGTCGTTTATTAGCGCCCCAACTTCTTCGTCTGACAGCCCAGTCAAATAGTCCAGCGTGCTTTGCTGGTTTATCTTAGCTAGCTCATTTTCTACGTCTTGCGCAGTTAAGTCTGCATAGTTGGCGTCCGTGTTTCTGTAGTATGAAGCTACTTCTTCTGGTTTTGCCCTGCCTGTATTTAGCAGATTAGCAACTAGGTCAACCTCAGTGAAGCCTTCATTGCCGTAGTCGCGTAGCATAGCCGCCGTTTCAGCAGGTGTTTGGAATTCGCCACGTAGTAAGCCTTCTAGTACATCGCCAGTTTCGACACCGAGCATTTCGTTAACTGTACCTATGTCGGTTCGGCCTGAAGTAAGCAGGTTAGCTACTATTCTTTGTTCCTGATCGGAAAAGCCACCTTCGGGATTTATACCCTCCAGTATTTCTGTTGGGGTACTTTGTACTGGGCCGTAGACAGAGCCGTCAGGGTCTATAGGAACGAAGGCTGTCGCCTGCCTAGTGGGTACGTTAGTCGTGCTTGTAGTGCCATCTGCTGCGGTTAGGGTAAAGGTGTTATCTGTTGTGTCTGTAGTTTGGTCTGTAGTTTGACCGGTAGTTTGGCCTGTTGTGTCTGTTGTGTCTGTTGTGCCGGTAGTTTGGCCGGTAGTTTGGCCGGTAGTTTGGCCGGTAGTTTGGCCTGTTGTGTCTGTTGT